CTTAGTTACAAACGCGGTTACCGTGTTCTTACACCACGACAAGTGTACGTCATGCGTCGAGTCGAGTTTGAACTTGCCCGCATGAGTGGAGCAGCATTTTGTGTCATTGCGGGCTACCGCCTGCTGACGTCAAAATGGTTTGTGGATCGGATTGAGGATTATCGGCAGCGCGTCATTGCGGAGAAGAAAACCATCCTCCGCGACGCCGCCATGATTCGCACGAGTATCCAGAAGCAGATGGAACTTGTGCGCATCTCGGTGCGCAAGGGACACTCACATCAGGATGCCGCCACCGAACGCAACAGCGCCACTGAGACAATCATTGACGTTGTTGCCAAGTGTGGATATGAACCCTATGTCATTTCCCCATCCCCCCGTGAGGCTGAGTATCATGGCATGCGCAAGTTTTACAGTCTTGCCGACATGCGTCAGGATTATCGTCGCGACGAGATCACTGACCGCCATGTCATTGTCATGACGGACGTTGACTATTATGTGGACATGCACGAAATGATTGGACTTGGCCGTCCCATTCTGATGTACACATTTCAACCCAGCACCGTTTCTGGCGTTGTCAAGGATGGTTATTTTACCATCACTGGTGACGCAATACATTACCGTGTTGCTGGTGGGAAAGATGTTGAGCATCGGATTTGGAACTACAATCAGGATACGATGTATGTCCGCTCACGTCCCAAGGGCTTCTGGTCTAATCTGAAGCAGATCATGCAAGACCTTGTTGGCATTACAGCGTTGTCAGGTCTCCTGTACAACAAAATTGGTATCGCCCCTTTCGGAGATCCTGTCACCATGTTCACCGTCGATCAATTTAAGATGGGTGAGCATCGCAACATCGTCTCAATTGTCCCGTTCGCCACTTGCCGATCTAATTTGCTCAAGATTAGTGAGTACGGTGTCGAGTTGGACTACATGCGCTACCAGCAGCGTAATGACATTGCAAATTTCAATGCCGTAACATACATTGCAGAACAAGGCCCACTGATTAGCTTAGGTTTAGAAGGAAACTTTGCGAGTGTCCAACTTCCGCTTCAGGATTTCGAAAACATCCGGACCGCTTACGAGTTGTCGAAGAGTAACAACCTGTCAGATACTGTTCGCCGTTCTGGTCGTTCATGCAAGGAGGCTGCCATCATTCACAAATGTTTGCAGGCTGAGTGCGCCCTCGTTAGCGAGGTCGTGCACAAGCCTGGCAGTCTAGCAAGGCATTACCAAGCTGTTGGCGATGCCTACGACGTCGATCCGGCTGAGCAGGGCAAGTGTTACGCCCGTGAGTATGCTCCTGGACCTCTCACTCAGACTGCTGTCTTTCCGAGTGAGTCACGGTCTAATGAGCTTGCTACTATCGACGGCCGTATTACGGGTCCACAAGCAAAAGCAAAGAGTCGCGAGCGTATTACTCCCAAGATGCGTAAGATTGCGAGGGATTTCGTTCGCCATATAGTGCCCGATTCTGGGCACGGCCGGCCCTACCCTCTTACGTATGTTGAGGAGCAACAACAGAAACCGCTCCAGCGAGCACGTAACGATGCAAATCGTTACCATGATGAGTTCACTATGATGGTTAAGGCCTTCCAGAAGAAGGAGGCCTATAACGCTCCAAATTATCCGCGGAACATTTCGACCGTTCCGCACACTCAAAATGTCAAGCTGTCAAGTTACACCTATGCCTTCAAGGCAAGCGTTCTTCAGCAAGTTGATTGGTACATGCCATGTCACACACCAGCAGAGATTGCTGATGCTGTTCAGACATTGGCTTCTCGTTCCGATGAGCTTGTTGAAACTGATTATAGCAAGTTCGACGGTACATTCCTCCGTTTTATGCGGGAGAACGTCGAGTTTGCTATATACAAACGCTGGGTGCATGCGGACCATCTTTCCGAGCTGGTTGAGCTCCTGGCCAATGAGACTAATGCCCCTGCTGTTACTAGATTGGGTGTCAAGTATGATCCTGACTGTAGTCGCTTGAGTGGGTCTGCCTTGACTACCGACGGGAACAGCATTGCCAATGCTTTCGTCTCCTACATGGCTGGACGTATGTCCGGCATGGCGGATGACGAGGCGTGGTCTTGGATTGGCATTGTCTATGGCGATGATGGTCTGCGATCTGGTAACATCACGAACCAGATTTTGATGGATTCGGCTTCTTCATTGGGATTCGATTTGAAAATAGTGAACCGTGCTGCTCGCGGCTCTCCCGTGACCTTCCTGTCACGCGTTTATTTGGATCCTTGGTCTACACCGGCCTCCGTGCAGTCGCCCTTGCGAACTCTTCTCAAGTTGCACACCACCTGCGACACCCAGTCCGAAATCGAGGACATCGGCTGGGCTAAAACCCAGGCTTATCTGGTTACCGATAGCATGACGCCATTTATTGGTCATTGGTGTCGTGCTTATCAGAGAAATTGCACTGCACGTGTTGTCCAGTACGCTGATTTCAATGACATTCCCTTCTGGGTGAAGAATGTTGACCATGTTGGTAACTCATGGCCGCAGTCTGATTCTGTTGAATGGAATGATGTTGTCGCAAATGAGCTTGGCGTTACCAGCGCCGAGCTTGCACAGCATATTTCGTTGCTTGAAGCATACACTGGACCTATTAGTGGACTCCCACGTTTGACCACATCTGCTGAGTTAGAACCCAAGATGTCGGTTGCTTTAGACGGGGAGGTCCAGGCCGGTCCTAGTCAAATTGTTGACAATGGAACAAATCCACCAAGCGATCGATCAGCACCTGGCGGAGCTCGAACGGCTCTTCCAGGTCCTGATGGACATGCGCGTCACTCTCGGCGGAGTCAGCGCTGTCCAAATAAACGAGATGCGAACATACATCATAAGCGCCCACGCAGCGACGCGCCGCCTCCGCGTCCTCGCCATGCGGTTTCCCCCTCCAACGGTGTGGGTGGAACCAATGGAGACGGACTAGGAGGTGGCGCGCGCAGGCGTCCCGCGATGTCTCGCAGAAGTGTGCTGTAGGTCCCCCTGCCTGCTCCCC